TGCGGACTACTCTGCACTGGCCACTCAGGTCAGCGGTCATGGCGGCAGTATCAACACGCTCAACTCTCGTGCAGCACAGCATGAGAGCGACATCAGTGCGCTCCAGTCTGATGTCGCTGTGATCGGCGATCTGAGCAGACTGATTACACCCACCAAGACGGATCTGGTGCAGGCGATCAATGAAGCGTACGAATATGATCCAACAGCGGCTTATGATACGCAGCTCTCCAGCACAAGCGAAAATGCCGTGCAGAACAAGGTCATTAAGCAGGCTTTGGATGGCAAAATGAACACGCCTGCCACCGGCGGCTTGCAGGGGCAGTGCCTCATGAGTGATGGCGCAGGCTCGTTTGTCTGGGGCACACCTACCAGTGTTGACGTTGTCATCGGTCAGTTGGCCCAGAAAGACAGAGTGCAGGCTACCTACACGCCTGCCGGCAGTGTTGCGGCTCCTACCGTCACCGTGACTCCTACGACGGCGACTGTGTACACGGCAGGCTCTGCCTCAGGCGGTGGATCTGTGACACCTGGTACTGCTGCAGCATGCACACTGCCGACGCTCACACCGAGCTATGATGCGCAGACCAAGAAACTGAGCCTCGCATGGACGGCAGGCAGTTTTACTGCAAACACTCCGACGGGTGTCACGTTGCCCACTTTCACAAGCAAAAAGCTTATGACCGGCGCAACGGCAACAGCTTCCGCTCCGGCGTTCACTGGCACTGAAGCGACGATTGTATCCACTTGATGAGGTGATGAGACATGGCAAACGAAATTAACGTGTTGGGCATTGGCGGTGTGGACTATCAGCTGGAGGATCACCGGATCCCATCCATTGTGGATGCGATCTATCCCGTCGGCAGCATCTATATGTCCGTAAACAGTGCGAACCCTGGCACGCTCTTCGGCGGTACGTGGGAACAGATTACAGGCAGATTTTTGCTCGGCACTGGTACCTGTGCACCGAACAGCGACGAGACATTCGGAACGATCAAATATCCCAATAACTGGAATGCCGCCGCAGGATCGACCGGTGGCGAAGATTATCATGGATTGACCGTTTATGAAATGCCATCACACGATCATGGCATCCTGAGTGGTTTCGGCGACAAAAACGATCCGGCGATTGATTCTGACGGATTTCGTTATGAGTGGTGGGGCGGTAACAATCGAGGATATAATAATGCATTTATTTCGAGTTCTGGCGGTGATGGGTTGCATAACAACATGCCGCCATATTTTGCAGTCTACATGTGGAAGCGCACAGCGTAAGGAGAGGTGAGCACATGAAAATCATTCACACTTCCGTCGAGGAAATGGCGATGAGGCGGCTGCTGATCGGGTTCGAAGGTGAAAACCAGAGAGCGACAGTTCGCATTGACTGTGCATCGGTTTTCGCTGAGTATCCCAATGCTACACCGGCTCTGATCGTCAAGCCCATGTTTGCCAGTGCATACCCCGTTGTGGTTGAGCGTGACGGGGATTATGTGGACTGGCTCATCACGAACCAGATCCTGTCTTTCTCCGGAGACGGCGAGATCCAGCTGGTGTTCTACGCGGGCGACGCCATCTGCAAGTCCTGCGTCGGCAAAATTTTTGTTAGGCGATCCCTGAAAGTCTCCGGCAGTACACCTGGTCCGGTGGCACAGTGGGTGGATGATGCCAATCGCAAACTGGCCGAGGTGGATGCCGCCATCGCGAGCATTGACGGGATGAATCCGGGTGGCGGCACTCCTGCCGGTGGTCTGCGTGGTCAGGTGCTCGCAAAAGCAAGCGACGAAGACCATGATACCGAATGGATTAACGTTGCTCCCGTGATCAAAGACTCTACCAGGGGCGATATCGCTACGATCATTGATGGTGCTGATGGGTATCCTGTGGACAACCTGGATATTCTCATTAACCCCGTACAAGAGGGTGAGGATGCCCCGTCTCCGGACAATATTCGTCCTATCCGCGGATGGAATGCAGTGAAGGTCACACGAACGGGGAAGAATCTGTTTTTCCGCAAATATGAAAATGCAGCACTCGACGAATCCGGAAGAATTGTCGACAGCGAAGACTCTTACTGCATGGTGGGCGAAGTTAAGGCCGGAACAGAATATTATATGAGCAAGAACGGTGCTCCCTTGGCCTACCATACAACCATCCCTGAAAAAAATGGGGATCCTGCACACAACGGATACAGAGATAATTCAGCTAAAACTTTTATACCAGCAATAGATGGGTATGCAGTAATAGAATTTCCATCATGGATTTCGGATCCTACGATGGGCACTACGCAGTCACTCAATGTTGATACTGATGTGACGCCGATAGACTATGGTTATCAGTCCTACGAAGGAGAAACCTACACCATTACTTTTCCAGAGACGGTATATGGTGGAGTGCTCAACGTGACCGATGGCATACTGTATGTGACCCATGCAGTAATCGAATCATACAACGGCGAGCCGTTGCCGACGACGCAATGGATGTCTGACAGGGATGTAAACACGTACGTGGAAGGCGAAGGGCCATCGATCGGTGCTCAAGTAGTGTATCACCTTGAAACCCCCATCTCTTACAGACTCACTCCGACTCAAATCACCACACTCCTCGGTGTAAATAACGTCTGGGCAGATGCGGGAAGTGTGAACAATATGGTCTACTGTGCAGACACAAAGCTGTATATTGATCAAAAAATTAAAGAGGCTGTCAAAAAACTTAATCCTACGCCTGAGCCTAATTGATCGTAGGAGGCTGAGCTAAGTGAGTTACTACACTCCCTTCCACGCGGAGTCAGCACGGTATGCTCGGCAGCTCTGTAAGACCGCGTCGACTCCGCTGGAAAAGTACCGGCTGATCACGAGCTACATCAGCCGTGTTATTGGCTACGATTTTGTCAGGGCTGTCCGGATCGCAAAACTCAAAGGCCAGAGGCCGGACATTTCCGGGTGCTGGACTCGCCATATGGGTGTCTGCATGGACACGGCGGCACTGACCCACAACATGCTCAGAGCCGTCGGTGTCCGATCGTATGTCTGCATTGGGTACGCTGACCGGCAGTATCATGCCTGGATTGAGGCTGATATTGGATCGGCGCATTATCGGTATGATCATGACGGCAAGGCAAAACAATACACAATCAAAAGGAGGTACACTTGACATGGTGCGGATTCTCTCTCAGACATTTCCTCTTACTCCGGAAGGCATTGCCGTTGACGGTGCCTATGTGATCGACGCGGCTGGCCTGTCCACCGACACCAAGCCCAGCGGCGCGACGATCGCCACCGGATCCACCTTTATCGAGGTGGACACAGGCACGGTCTATTTCTATGACGAAGTCGGTCAGAAGTGGACGAAAGCAGGTGGTAACTGATGATGACCACAGGAAAAGTTGTTGCTCTGATCCGGGCGATGGGCGGTGGCTCGGGTTCTGATGGCCATGCCGGCGGCATCACGTCGAGAGTGACCAGCCTCACAGCGACAGAGCTGGCTTCCGGAGAAATCATCGAAACGCTCGGCATTCCTGTTTATGTCTCGGACGTGACCCAGTATCCTGCATACGCCCTCACCGAGACCGGCTGGTACACATTCGCCAGGATCACTGCCAAGGATGGCGTGACGGTGGGAGACGGTGCATCCGTTGAGGGTGCAAAAGCAATCATCACTGCCGGCGCGGACCATGTCGATGTGGCCGTGCTGTTCGATGTCGCTGCCATGTCCCAGAAGGTCGTCGTACACTGGGATGGATCCAACGAGGACACCTTCATCTTCAAGGCCACCGACCTCGCTGTGAGAAATCTCGACTACCGTACCACCTTTTATGTGTATGATCTCGCTCCCTTCACACGGTGGGCTTATGCGCTGACCACTGACACAAACTTCGTTGCCGGCAGCCATTACTACGTCAAGGACGGCAATGAGTACACAGCCGCTGAGGTTCAGACCGAGGCCTATGTGCTCACAGCTGATGAAACATTTGCGGCAGGCAAGACCTACTACACCAAGAACGGCGATGAGTACACAGCCGCCACCGTGACAGCAGGTGATGCAGTACCGGCTGACACCTACTACGAAAAGACCACCGTCCCGGTGCCTGCTTATTACAAGCAGATTGACGGCTATGTCCTGACCAGCGATGCTACATTCCAGGCCGGCGTGACCTACTACACCAAAAACGGCGATGAATATGTCGAGGCTGAGGTGACAGTGGGTGATGCAGTGACGGCGAACACTTACTATGTTCCCGGACTCGTCTGGACACAGGCTGAGGACGGCACCTTCCAGTCGGGTGTCACCTACTACACCAAGAACGGCGCAGAGTACACCGAAGCACAGGTGACGGTTGGCGATGTGTGCCCGGCCTACTACAAGCACAGCAAGGTAACCATCGAAGGCATGACCAGAAACGTCACTTACGTGCTCAATGATGAGATCGACTGTCCCAGCGAGTTTATCCTCCCTGAGATCGAGGATGAAACGCACGGCTGTTGGTTTGAATTCCGGTTCCATCATTCCGGATCTTTCAGCTCTACACTGGTGCCTCCGGAAGGCGTTAAGGTGGCAACTGAGCACACGCAGGCCGAGACGGCAGGCGTAAACATGGTAGACCTGCATTACACAGCTGTTGACGGCGTGAAGATCTGGCGTTTCATGAACACGCATAGTAGCATTCCGGCTTGAGGAGGTGGCACGGTATGAGATGGACTTATGAAAGACTGAAGCCTGATTACACGGTGGAAAGCATTAACAATTACACCAACGACACAGACGGAAAAATTACCGGCAAGTGCATTATCAATCTTCATGCGTACTTTGATGAGAATCCCGACGAATGGAAGCGGCTGGGGTTCACAAAACATATTGAGTTCACGCCTGAAGAAATCAAGGAACGCTGGCCGCACAATCCTGCGAGTCAGTACCTTGTCGCCTCTACAAAGCAGGTGGACGAGTGGACGATCGAGGATGACTATCATGTAATGGAGAAATCCGAGGAAATGATGAGACTCCAGGAACTGCTCTCCACTATGGACAGCGCGCAGATCGTTACCGGCGGTGGATTACGCTTTAATTTTTAAGGAGGGCCGAGTATGAAAACTGTTGTTCGTGACCTCAACACAATGGGTAATATTATGGATCAGAAGGACCACGATCTCCGGAAAGATGGCCAGCCGGAAATGGATGAAGAGATCAAGCGGCTGGCAGAAAAGAAACGGTTCACCTTTGACATCATTGCCACTCCCGTGGATCCGCTTCGCTGAGGAGGTGCTGCTGAATGTATGATGTAATTCCTGTAACATCTCCGCTGCAGACAGACTGCGGCGCAACCTGTCTGAAGATGCTCCTGAGCTACTACGGCATTGAGGTGCCGCTGGAAACACTGCTCAAGGAATGCAATACGCGCCTGATCGGGTGCACCGGCAAGGATGTTATCCGCGTGGCCAGACTGCACGGTTTGAGCGATATCAAGGCGTTCAAGATGGATGCCGCTGAGCTGATCAAGCAGGACAGACCTGCCATCATCCACTGGAAACACTGCCATTGGTGCGTGTTCTGCGGCATGGATGACGCTGGTAAAGTTGTGATCTGCAATCCGGATATCGGCAGGTTCGGTCTGGATGTGGAATCGTTCTGTGCCATGTACAGTGGCATTGCGATTTTTAACGGTGATCCTGTTGACCTGCCGGAACAGACCGACCGCCTCACCGCACTGGAGGAGGCCGTGGTCGAACTGGCTGACCTCACTGCCGCACACGATGATGCTCTTGTTGAACTGGCCGGATTGATTGGAGGCTGATGATATGGCAAAGATCTATTACCGCAGAATTAAAGCAGGTCTGATGACCATCGAAGAAGTGCCGGCACGCTGGCGTGAGGCTGTCCAGAAGATGCTGGATGAGGACTGAGGATAGGGAGGATTCGTCCTCCCTTTTCCTTTATGGAGGTGATCCCATGCTGATTGTTTTGGGTATCCTGATATTCGGCGCACTGATGGTGGTTTTCGGCGTGAGTGCAGTGAAAATCTACGATGATGCCATCTTCCGTGACCAGCATCCTCCGGATCCGCGCCACCGGCAGTGGCCTCAGGACGGTGATTGGCCATGATTGATGCTAAGGAATTTGCCAAGGCCGGACAGAAATATCTGGGCACGCCCTACTCAACCATGGACTGTCAGGCGTTCGTCGAAAAGTGCATGGCTGACTGCGGATTGAAAAAGGATCTTAAAGGCAGTAACGCCTGGTTCCGGCAGATGGACTGGGTCGGCACTCCGGAAGAGTGCAAGCAGATTTTCGGATCCATTCCGGACGGGGCCATGCTCTTCATCTGGTCGAATGACGGCGGAGAGGTCGCACGCGGATACAAGGACGGCAAGGGGAATGCCAGCCACATCGGCATCGTGACGCACACCGGCAAAGGTGCGATCCATTCTTCTTCCAGCCGTGGCTGTGTCGCTGAGAGTGGATTCTCTGACCGTACCGTCCGCAATGGTGGGTGGAACAGGATCGGACTGTCTAAGCTGTTCGACTATGGAGACAAAATCAACACGCTTCTGTCTGGGGCAGAGGCAGAAGAGGTGATCGTAAACATGGAATATGCACAGGTAGTTACGGAAAATGGTTTTCCGGTCAAATTGAGGCCGACCAAATCTACAAACAGACCATGGCTGACCCAGATTCCGAACGGCACGCAGCTCCTCGTCACAGAGCGCGACGGCATGTGGGCTAAGACGACTTTCGATGGCTATGAGGGTTACGTGATGGAGGCTTTCCTGGCTTTCGATGGTGCGGCAGTGGGCACGGTGAGCATCAGCCTGGAACGTGGCCATGCGGAGGCACTGCTGGCAGCACTCAAAAAGGCATTGGGAGGTGAGTCCAATGTCTGATGCCGTAATCGTCGCC